AAAACAATACTCATATTTTGTTTATTGTAATCTGTGAAATTTAAATCTTGTGTATATTGAACATCTTGATATTGCATAATTCGCATAAATACCGCTCCACTACCCATATTAATATATTCGTCAAGTTTAGTTTTTTGATAAAGAGGATTAGTAGCATCAGCAATAATAATAATTTTTCCTAAAAAGTTTTTAATAGGAACAGCACCTAAATTTTTTCCACCAAATTCAAAACTATAATTAACGCCTAAAATTTTAGAGGTAAGTATACTACTAATTTGACTAGCTAATGTGTTATACATAGGTACATTATTGCTTAATATTCTAAAATGTAAAATTAGTGGATCGTTGGGATTAGGACAATGGCTAGCAGAAAAAGCCATATTCATGATAGTATTAAAAGCATCGGCCGTAGAAATACTGTTAAATGATTCTTTAATAGTATAATCATTAACAGATGATACAGCAATAGCAGGTTTATTATTAATAGAATAAATTTCAAAATCTAAACATCTAGCACCTTGTTGAATACAAATACGTAATGCACATAATCCTACAAAGTCGTCTTTAAATTGACCGCTGGCGCAAGCATTATAGGCAGTTTTGATATAAAAATCACGTAAAAGATAAGGCGAATTGTTATCAATACCAATTAAGGTAGGTTGACTATTGTAAACTTTTTCAAGTATTTTACAATTAGTATCGTATAGATTAATTTTAATATAAATATAATATATAATAGTTGTAATAATTAATAAAATAATAGCGATACAAATAAATCGAATTTTGGCGTCTCTTTGTAAATTATAAAATTTTAGAGCTTGTGTGTGAGCGAAATTCCAAGATTTATTTTTAATAGAATTAAAATTACTTTGAAAATTCATTATATATATACTATTATAAATATAAATATATACTTAATTATATATTAATTAAATATATAAATGGGTGGAGGCTTATTAAATTTAGTAGCACAAGGAAATATAAACATAATATTAAATGGTAATCCACAAAAAACATTTTTTAAAAAAACATATGCTAAATATACAAATTTTGGAATTCAAAGATTTAAGATACCGTTTGAAAATCAAAATCAAATGTCATTATTTGCAGATTCGACATTTAAATTTAAAATACCTTTTAATGGTGATATGTTATTAGATACATTTTTTTCTATAGATATTCCTAATATATATAGTCCAATATATGTTCGTCCTATTCCATTAGATGATAATGACGAGGCAGTACCAAAAGATTCAAATAAAAATCCATATTGTCAACCATATGAATTTAAATGGATAGAAAATCTGGGATCACAATTAATAAAAAAAGTTACATATTTAATTGATGGTAGGCCAATACAAGAATATACTGGACATTATTTATACTGTAAGTCACAGCGTGATTTGACAAGTTGTCAGCGTGAACATTTTGATCAAATGACAGGGAATATAGCAGAGTTAAATGACCCGGCAAATTTTTCAAATAATAATGGTAATTATCCAAATGTTTCTTGGGGAGGATTAAGTAGAGTAGATTGGCCGGATGGTATACAGCCATCAATAAGAGGTCGTCAATTGTTAATACCATTGTATTTATGGGAAACATTTTCTAGTTATAGAGCAATTCCATTAGTATCTTTATATTATTCAAGATTAGAAGTACATATTGAATGTAGACCATATAGTGAGTTATTTGTAGTGAGAGATTTAAATTATTATGATAAATTTATAAGTGATATATGTTATAATACAGGGTTACCTTGTAATCAAAATGATATTTTTAAATATTATAATCCACCATTTATAGCACCTAATTTTAATGATTATCGATATAGTTATAGATTTTTTTTAGAAGAGCCACCATTAAATTCTAGGTGTTTAGGTGATATTAGTTATAATCAATATATTACAAAAGTAGATAAAGAAGGAAATCAAACAAAACAATTACAAACAGAACAAGATATATTTAAAATAATAGCTAAATTAAACTATACAGAAAAGTATCCAAAAACAAATATTTCATTATATTGTACGTATGCTTTTTTATCAAATGAAGAGAGAACTAGAATAGCAGGAATGCCTCAGAGATATTTAGTAAAACAAGTATATGAAAAAACGATACCTTTAATACAAGGATTTCATAGAGAAAATGTGAATGCAACTGGTTTAACAGTATCTTGGATGTGGTTTTTTCAGAGGAGTGATGTAGTATTAAGAAATGAATGGTCAAATTATAGTAATTGGCCATATCGAAATAAAATGCCATATCCGTCGGTATTAGCATTAGATCTTTCATTTACACTAATTAATTTAGAAATGGTAAATACACCCTATATTACACCAGTTGAATTAAGTTGTACTAATAATATAGAAGAACAGTATAATCCTTGTTTACAATATATAACAGGACCAATACATCCAGGAAATCAAAAAGAGATAATGACAGAATGGGGTTTATATTGTGATGAATTAGAGAGAGAAACACTTTTTCCGGAGGGAATAAATAATTATATAGAGAAATATTTAGTATTAGATGGCGATTTAGAAGATGGAATATATAATTATAGTTTTAATATAGAAACGATAACACAATTACAGCCATCGGGTTCAATGAATATGTCAAAATTTACAAATGTAGCATTTGAATTTGAAACAATTAATCCTTGGCGTGAAATGATACCAAATGCAATATATGAGCCAGGTAGATTAGATTTAAATTTACATTGTTATAATAATGATAAATACCAAAATTACATAGATGATTCTTGGGGTGAAAAAGCTTTTGATATAAATAATGATTCGGCCAATTTTAATTATGTTAGTTCAGGTGAGCAAATAGTATCAGTAAATAATAGTAGTTATTTAGATTTTGATTATAATTATAATCTTACTATTATGGAAGAAAGATTTAATATTTTAGAATTTTCTGGAGGAATAGGTAAATTATTGTTTTAAAATAATTTAAAATTCTATTTAGATTTAAAATTTAAATTTAAATAGAATATATATGACGGGAGGATTATTAAATATAATATCAGAAGGAAAAGAGTCGGTTATACTAGTAGGACAACCAACAAAGACTTTTTTTAAAAAAACATATGTTTCACATACTAATTTTGGACAACAAAAATTTAGAATAAATTTTGAAGGTGATAAACGACTAAATTATAATAGTCCGACAACATATCAATTTAAAATACCAAGATATGGTGATTTATTAAATGAGTTATATTTTTCATTTTCTCTTCCAAATATATGGAGTCCAATACTTTCTTTTGGAGGAGTACCAGCAATGTTTTGTTCTGCATGTAGAACTCAAATTTCATCACAATTAGATACAACTATGGTAGGTATGGGAGATGTATATTCAACATTTGTAAATGATGTATCACAAAATTGTACTGCTTGTGGATGTGAATGTACTACACAGTTTGCATTTACAAATGTATTTAAAGATTTATCGGGAAATTTACAAAAGAGAGAACCAGATAAAACACCTACTATAGGAGGAATGAAGTGGATAAATAGGGTATATCCATTTGAATTTAAATGGATAGAAAATTTGGGTGTACAGATAATCAGATCGGTTAGAGTTTATTCAAATGATACAATAATTCAAGAATTTACAGGGCAATATTTATTAAATATGGTTCATCGTGATTTTACAGAGGATCAAAAAAAGATATTTAATAGAATGATAGGAAATACAGCTGATTTAAATAATCCTAAATATTATAAAAATCGAAATGGAAATTATCCAAATGCGGCATATTTTGGATCAATGTATGATAAGATGCCATATGGTTTAGAACCATCAATACGAGGAAAAAAATTATATGTTCCAATTAATTTATGGTCAACAATGAATAATAAAACAGCAATACCACTAATAGCAATGCAATATTCAGAATTAAAAGTTGAAGTGGAATTAAGACCAGTGAATGAATGGTGGGTAGTAAAAAACATAGTAAATCGTTATTCGCTTGCTCTACAAACTAGAGATATATCTATATATGAAGAACCAAATACAATAACAGTAAATGATTTGAGTAATAATAGTGGCGTTAACCCAGTTGGTCCGGTGCCTGATATATCAAATTGTAGTATTTTAAATAATAAAATAATAAGTCCTGATGTAGAAGAAATAATTACAATTTTTGCTGCTTTACCTCAGTTATATACTTCACCTAAACCAAGTGAATTTTCAATATATAATTTAAAATATTTTTTAAAAGCACCTCCGCCAAAAGTAATTGTAGATAGAGATTTTGATCCATCAGGTGCAAAAATACCGGAAACAGGAGCAATACCTTATCCAGTAAATATAAATAAGACAATAGAAAGATATTATGATAAAGTACTAGAACCTTGGTTTGCGGATATTCATTTAGTAGGAAATTATACTTTTTTGACAGAAGATGAGCGTAATAGTTTTGCAAATAATTGCCAATCATATTTAATAAAAGAAGTCCATGAACAAGATATATATGATTTAATAGGTGGGCAACATTATATACCAATACAGACACAGGGATTAGTAATATCGTGGATGTGGTATTATCAGAGATCAGATGTATATTCAAGAAATGAATGGAGTAATTATTCTAATATATCTTATAGAAAAGAAATTAATCAAACAGCATTAAATTTGAATGGTGATGCAAATGCAGAATGTAGATTACAAGTGCCATTACACGGTTATATAAATGAAATAGTTTGGCAACCACCATATGAAATACAAAATATTAGAGAGATATTATTAGATTGGAGTTTATATTTTAATAGTACAGTTAGAGAAATTAGCTTAGATAATGGTATATTAGCTTGGATAGATGTATATAGTAGAAGTGAAGGTTCTGGTATAGAAGGAACATATTATTATAATTTTTGTTTAAATACTTCACCATTTATTTATCAACCAAGTGGTGCAGTAAATTTATCAGCATTTAATAGTGTTAATTGGCAATTTAATTTAAATCCTCCAGATAGAAAAAGAACATTGCCACCTATTTTATCTGAATTAGGACAGCAAACTTTAATATTAGGGTCAGTGTCGTGCGATCCATTATCTAATGATATAAATAATCCAATAACTCAACGAATAGAAATAAAAGATATATTTTTATGGACTTTTACTTTACATATAATGGAAGAACGATATAATATTTTAACAATAAAAAATGGTGTAGCTAGTTTAGCATTGACTAGAACAATTTAATTAATTTAAATATTAATATAAACTTATTTTATATTAATATTTAAATGGGGGGAGGTTTATTAAATTTAGTATCTTATGGAAATTTAAATATATTTATAACAGGAAATCCAAAAAAATCATTTTTTGTAGCAACTTATAAGAAATATACAAATTTTGGTTTACAAAAACACATAATAAATTGTAACATAACAAAAAGTAGTCTTCGAGAGAATAATTTAAGTAGATTTGAATATACAATACCTAGATTGGGTGATTTGTTATTAGATACATTTTTTGTAATACAAATGCCGTATATATGGAGTCCGGTATGGGTAGAACCAAGTGATAGAAATATTACACCAGGTGGTTGTGGTACAATTAGTCATCCAGGGTGTTATAAAGATCCGAATAATATATTACAAAATTGTGATATTATAGAAAATAAACCAGTATCAAAAATAGAATCAGAATTAAATACAGGAATATATAAAATAAGAGATCCAAGTAATAGTCAATACGATAGACCACAACGTAAATTAGGTAGTGCACAAATACCACATTGTCAACCATATGAATTTAAATGGATAGAAAATTTAGGTTC